CTACAAACGGTCATTCACCATGCTCCAAAGGTTAATATAGTCTGCTCGTTTTTTCGGGTACTGTACGACCGTTTCAAAAGTATCCTTAAACCCACGGTTTTTGTGCAACTAAAGAAAAGTCTCGCCGACCTAGAAGAACACCTCAATGAGCACGTCCCACCCGGCACCCCGGGGTTCGAGAACGACTTCGAGAAATTTGACAAGTCCCAGTTAATCGAGGCACTTAGTCTGGAGTTCCGCGCATACCAAATCCTTGGTATAGACAAAACGCTGGAGCAGTTGTGGTCCTACGGTATGACACTGACTGAGGCGAAGAACCTACTGTTAGGCGTACGCATATTTTTGTTATACCAGCGCAAGACTGGGTCCGTCACCACATCCTTCGGCAACGTGCTAGTCAACATGATCTCCACCTGCTGGGCTTACAAGTTAGGGGATTCTGGTTTTGTGGCACTATACTATGTTGGGGATGATTCATTCATCTTCATCGCCACACTACCGGATGCGCTACTAGCCACGGAGAACCTAGCTCTCTACTTCAACTTGCTGGGGAAAGTGATCCAAGGGATGGGCAACTATTTCTGTAGCTGTTTTATGGTTTGGAACGGTCATTCCTGGCTGGTGTACCCCGACCCATTCAAGCGGATCGAGCGTTTGTCATACCCTATCAACATGCAGGAGCAGGAGACCTTGTACGACCGCTGGCTAAGTTTCTGCGATTCATGTAAGAACTACAACGACGCGAGTGGTGTCCGTGCGTTGGCTGAGCAGTGCGCCCTGCGCTACGTTGGGTGCCGCATCGCGAGCGCGGTTGCCTCCATTGTGGGTCTTTGCCACTCATTCCAGGCGTTCAAGGACATGTACGAACCAGCGCCTCGGGAGAAGGAGATGTGGCTGGGTTCCGTACCCACCAGCGGGACCGAGTAAACCCCGGGTTTCCTCCGGTGGAGTCACGTACAGACCCGGCTGTACCACTTTCAGTAAAACTTTCGACTCCCAATCGCCTATTATTCTACAATGTACAAACCTACAATAGTCCATATACTCTTTCGCGATCTTTTCGATGCTGTACGCAACACTACCACTACTAGCGCTACTGCTCCTGGCCCTGCTAACACTAACCCTGCTCGTCTCGATGCTGCCCTTGCCCGCATGGCTGCATGCTCTACTTCAGCTACTGCACACTTGACCCCACACGAGCGCGCTGAATACGAGAGGAAAGACAAGTCGTACCGCGCTGCCATTGACGTGGTATATCAGCTAATCGATACCGACCCGACAAAGGTAGAGGCACTTCGTCCCACGCTGGAGGGTCTGCTTGAGCAACTTTGGAAGCTCGCTGACTGTGCGTTTCAGACATCCCCTCTCGCCAAAGCCATATCTGAGGTCAACTGCGCTTATGCAGCGTCAACCACGACAGTCACCAATGCTAGTGTCCAACCAATGGCAACTGAG